CCTTTAAAATCTCCCGCCAATACTTTTGCTAAAGATGACCCCATAAATACTAGAGTATCGGCAAGTTGAGCCACCGCCGATGCCAGCGTATTTATTCCAACCGCCGCGTGTTTAACAAACCATTCTAATTTCTCAAAAAAGAATTTGGACGCCGCAGTATTTTTATTCCAGTGATCGAACAACGTGCCAAGCGTAGGGATAACCGCGTTAGTAAACATCAGCATTGTCTGACCAGCTTTTGCGCTTAAAGCGTCATGCAACCTTCCGGCTTCTTCTACCGCCGCCGCATAAGCCTTAAACTTATCCCGCGCCACTTGGGTTCCGCTTGCCAAACCTACAAAGTCCACCCCCTTCGCTGCGCGACCGAACATCTCCATAGCCGCAGCGTTTCTAGTAATAGGGTCTTGTAGTGCAGCTATAGAATATAGCGTCTTGTCAAAAAGTTTATCGGGGCTTAGTTTAGCTAGATCATTTAATGAAACCCCCAAACGACCGAAGGCTTGTTGTGCGCCTAGTGAACCCTGTGCGGCTTCGCCGACCTTTGCAGTAAATGATGATATAAGTTTAGTGGCGTTGTCTGCGTTACCCCCGTTTTGTGCTAAACCCTTAGAAAGGGCTAGTATAGAGGCTACAGCGACTTCATTAGCTTTGGCAGCATCAGAGATAGCGTCACCGTAAGATAACGCCTTATAGGTCATTGCAACGAACGCGGCACTTGCTAGAGTTGCGGCTTGCTGTGCATTATGAGCGAATTTTGCGAGACTGCGATCAGCACCCTCAATGCCCTTCTGAAACTCTGCTGAGTCCAGCCCCAGAACTACGCCAAGTCTTGCTAACATTCCCATCATTTACCCCTTAAATATTTTCTTGGGTGCGTTCGGTGCTGATCTCATATAACTTTGCAAAGCCGTATTAGCGACTGCGTCTTTTTGTTCCTTCGTCAGCGGTGGGTATAAATATTCATACGCCTTCGGTATGATGTCTTGTAGTTTAAAAGCGGTCTGATTTTCAGACCTCATGTAATTATATATCGCGCCAGTCAATGATCCTAGCACTTCTAACATCCCTCGGTTGCCTATCAGCCCATCGACATACATGATGCAAATGTCTGTGAACCGTTCTTCGTCTATGCTATCAGGATCAGTTCCATTAGCCGTAAGCATCGCTTTAACCTGCCTACGGACTGACCCCGTTATTTTCCCTTTGCTTCCTCGTATCCGGGGGAGACTGTCTCGCTGATATTCTTAATCACCTGTAGCTGAATCGGCAGAGGGAATAATTCATCTATCATAGGGTAGGTGATATTAGCCATATCGAAGTCTGCTTCTTCTGGTACTAGCAGTCGGAATAGTTCTGTAATACGTTGCTCCAATATTCGTTTGTTCGTTGCTGCCGCCTTCATAGAGTTGCCGTCTACTAGAACATCGTCCTCAGTAATGTGACAATTCTCACTTTCTTCCAAATCTTTAATCAGGTCTTGGTAGTAAATGTCGATGATTTCATCATCTATCAACTCCATCCTAACCTGCATCTCCTCGAATTCTTTTGTAAGCGGTACTTTAACTTTAAAGGTATGACCGCCCATAGTGAATGAACGAGTCCTTACGCTTTCTTTATGCTTTACGAACTGTGAACCTAATGCCTTCTCTAGCTTATTCATGTCTTATCCTTTTATATTTTCTTCGATTTGAATTTATCTAAATTTTGTTTTATTAATCCCGCCAATTGATGAAGTACCGTTCCCGCCTCTCCTTCTAATGCCGGACGTAGAAATGGAGTCCCCACCATATTCTTTGTCCCGAACTCTGCCGCCGCCGCTCTCATATCAATTTTAATTCCGATCTGCTTCTCGCCAGTTTTTTGATTGGTGAATTTTGTTTTGGCTAACTTCTTTCCGGGTGCTGTTGTAACCAGCCCAATTACCGTATCAGTCTCACTTATATACTTCGACCTCTTGTCTTTTCCCGTAGGCTTCCTAGATTCGACCCTTAGAGACGCTGCAAGCGCACCAGTGTCCCTCGGTACTAATGCTATTGCCTGAGCGAGAACGGGCGTCATAGACTGTCTGACAGACTTTCTTAGAATGGCTTGGTTATCTTTCGGGCCAAAGTTGTCTGATAACTCTTGAAATACATCTTTTAGTTCTTTGAAGCCTGTAAATTTAACGGTGGTGTTAGCGGTGTTAACCATTAATCACCCTTAACAACGAGTTTTTGATAGATCGCGTTATTGAGTTGGACAGCGTAATCCGCTACCTCGTCCGGGGTCATTGTGTTGGCGTGATTCTTAGCTATCTCATAGGCGAGATGAATTCCAGCTATGCGCTGTTGCTGATGAGAGAACCAGTTTTTCTGTCCTGAGTTCGCTTGCAGAATTATATAGTCGAGTAGCCCTGCGGAATTGTCTGTTGTCATATTGTATTTCCCGCCCCGAAGGGCGGGGTTATTCCTTTAGGCGTTGTTTGACCAGCCGTAGTTCAATCCACCAATAGGATGTATGGTGAATATGAACTTGCTTTCTGCATTAGGTTGCAAGTCCCATTGCAGACCACCAACCATACCATTGAAAGCGTAAGCTACGGTATCGACCCCATCATATACAGCGACAACATAGGTGCGAACAACCGTTCCACCATAGCCATCTTCACGGATTTGCAGTTGTGCTACGTCAGCCGGATTCCAAGCTGCGGTAGTTGTTAGTGAGGTCACTTGATTCTGAGTTGTGACCTTTGCGCCAGTTCTTGCACCAGCGACCGAGTAGGCGGCTACAGCGTCATCAGCACCAAAAGCAGGTACAGCCTCGACAGGAATCTGTATACCACTAACACCAGTGCCACCAGCAGAAACCCCAACGATTGCTGCAACATGAGCCGTCCACACTGAAAGATCAGCTATGCTTAGTGGTGTTGGAGTTTCAGCAGACTGCATCCAGAGGGTTGCTGTGTATCCGGGTAAAATTTTATTAATCAGTGCCATAATAATTCCTTTGAATAAGATTTAAGAAATTTTGTCTTATGATGATGTTGGAATGTCCATTTTTACATCTAGTATAATTTGATTCATGCCGAGTTCGTTATCATAGGTATTGTATAACCAATGTACGTCTGCTTTAGCAATGAAAAATCCTTCTGCTAGACTACCGAATAATCCCGAGTAGCCGTGCAATTCTTGCAGTATCGTATTGCCCAGACTAAAAGCGTCTGTCATAGCCTTACAAAATATCGAAGTCTGAAAGATCGGCGTGTCGATACCTTTGTTATCCTGAGTCTGTCCAGTGTACACGGGCTGATGGACGTTCCGCAGTTGCCACGTTATGAACTTTTCTTCTGTTGCCCAATTCCGATTAAAGTTTGCATAGACTGGAACAGGATCGACAATCGCGGCAAGTTGATACTGTATAGCTTGGGCGTACACATACGGATTATTCTGGGTTGTCATACAGGTGTCTCCGGGTCGTTGCGATAGCAGATATAAGTCACCTTCATCCGATCATTCGATTCCCTAATGTCCGTAATTCTCCAATCAAATCCGCGCCAAGTAATACTAAATAAATTTTGATTATCTACGATCTCCTTATTGTTTGGAGTGTAGTTAACCGTGATCTTTACTAAGTCTTGATAGACTCTATATCTCTCGCTTATCCGTAATGAATTAGCTACGTCAGCCACAAGCCCTCGCGTCTCGAACCACGGAGTAATCGTGGTCGTGTATTCCCCAACGGTATCAACCCCGTTGGTGACGTTATTAATCGTAAGGTTCTCATAGCGAACTATAGTCATTAGATCACCAGCCTACATGACAAGTGGCTTGTAGGGACGCAACAAAGTATCCACGCCCCAACTAATCATCTGAGTCGTATTCATCGCCCCATTGCTACTCGCACTTCTATTGTTATAAAGGTGAGTAAGCAGCATCAATCCAGCCTGTTTGACTACTGGATAGAAAGCCATAGGGTTAGAATTCTGGGTGTAAGTAACTATGATCGGATTGTCTATGGTCTGATTAAGCGTGGTCGGTATTGCTGATACCACAACTCTATTCCCTGTCTGATCGTAGAAATAGTTACCCGCTGCCAGAGTAATTGGTGCATTACTTTCCACTCCGTAATAGACCACCGAGTTCAGCGTTACACCTGCCGATCCAATTGATACTTCTGGCAAGTCGAGATAAAGTGCAGAACCATACACGCCAGAATTGCCGTAATACACTCTGAACTGCGTGCTGAATATAGCCATCCCTAAATAATCTTCAATGGCGAATCGAGTTGCTAGTTCGATGCTTTCGAGATAAGCATCCTGCGATTCATCTTGAAATAGGTTTAGCTGCTGAGTGATCTCCTCAAGCGTTAGCCATTGAGTAGTGGTATCCCGTGCGATCTGTTCTACTTTGGCGTAATTATAGGGGTTTCGGTTTGTACCGAAGAACTCCCCTAGCGTCATATTCTCGACTGCCATAGTTCACCCCTACGCTGGACAGACTACACGCACACCCGCGAACACATCACGAACGGTAGAACATACCCGCTTCTCAGCGTACAGAGAAATGAATCCGGGCTGATACTGTTCCAACCGTTGAATACTCATCATCTCATTATCGGCGATGGTCATGAAGCT